CCAGAAATGGGAACGGGGGTGCTAATCCCAGCCGTGGTTAATTAAAGCCACGGTCCGAGGTTGTACCACCGACTGACAAGGGACCTGCAGACGGTACGCCTGATACGACCGCGAAGGGTATATGATTCACCCGAGGCGATCAAGTCAGGACGTAACATCCACAGGAGGCCCCTGGTAGGCGTTCTCATCATCAATTGAATTGATAGTGAGAGTTGACGGCCGTGGTCAGTTAAGCTACCTGACCTACCCAAGCGACGGAGCTGGGCAAGAATTAATCCTTGCCCATCTCCCCGTCGGGTGACCCCGATTGAAGCGAGTGAGAGGTAGAAGTGTCCTTCGACACCATACCGCGCTCGAGTGGCGCCGGATTCATCAAGATTACCGATGAGTCCGACGTCACCAGCCGTCGTTGGAACCACGAGCTGGAGAGCTCTTGGAATCCCACGAACAAGATGGCGCCAACAGCCAAGGTACTTACGATCGCAGTAGTCGAGATGACCGCTGCGATGAGCAAGTAACCTGACATGGTTAGCCAGCTTATAAACTGTTTCAACATTGGATAACCTTTCTTTTAGAAAGATCGGCTTACAGTCAACTCCGAGGTAATAATGGGATCCGCAGCTTTCTCTGAAAGGGCCGTTGGAAAACGACTTTTCAGTATTAACACGAAAGCCTAAAAACTCACTAAAACTCGTGAACAAGTCGATAGCTGCAGCAGGAAGAACCACGTCGTCCCCGTAAACGGAGATAACGGGCGAATCTAGCTGCATGAACTCCGACACGGCCGAAGCGGCCGCGAAGAAGATCAGTGACTCAAGCTCGAAAGTGTAGCCATTCCCCATAGAGGAGAATTTCTGCCACCGACGAACGGAGCCATTGCTATCAATACCTACTTTGGACCGAAAGCTATTCAGAAGCAAAAACCAACGTGGAGGGATAAGTTCCTCAACGACGGCAGACGCAATCGAATCGCTTGCGGACGAGAAATCGACGGTCGCCAATCCGTTGTCTCGCGACGACAGGTAGGCTAAGGAAGAGTTTCTCGATTGATCATTAAGATCAATGCCAAACCGAAGAAGTCTCCGGCGGATCATAGAGCCAGCCGCTTTTTGAAACCAGAGATTTATCCCTGGTTCGATTGCGATGACCCGATCCGTCTTAGAATTCTTTGGGACGGTGACTATTTTGTTCCCCGCTTCGAAGACTGCCCACGACTCTCCGTATTCACGGGATAGATGGTCAGACCAAGAAGGGTAAGCGACTGGAAACCAGTCGCTTACCAGGGCGTACAAATCTCGCGTAATTCCGCGCTCTGCGCTGAACTTATTGTAGCCCGACACGCACTCCCCCTTGAGGAGGGTGGAAACGCCGGGGCCCCAATTAGCATCATCAACTAGTTCGTCACCAGAGAAGTCGGCCAGGACCTGTTGTATTTTCCGTTTGGTAGCATTAAGCAGCCAAACGTTAGATCCGTTGTTTAGCGGGTCCAAACTAGGGTTCCGGAAGCGACTATTGGTATGACTACAGAGGAGTTCGTATTCTTCGAACTTATCAAACGCAACCTTTTTCCGATCGAAGCTAGTCTTTAGAAAGACTGACTTCGACAGAAGTAGAGTGGCGACGTAGTCATCCCGAAAGACCATGCCGTTAAGGTAGGAGTTCGGGTCAATATCCACCTTAGTCAGCTGATCGTGCTCCCCGTTGGAATAGAGGAGCCAGATCATCAGACTACGAGGGGTATCGATAGACGATAGCAGTTGAAAGATTGTCTCATCAGTCATCTGGTGAGGCACGCGATAATCTCGGGCATTCTTAAGAATGTCCGCGTTTGAAAACTCAGTTTTCATACGATGTCCTTCGAGTTAAGTTGAAAGTCGGCCGAGGGTCTTAGAAGACTTGCTCGAACGATTCGACGGCTGCCTTCATCACAGCGGCATTACCGATCAGACCCACGGCATAAGCCAGAATGTCTTTACGGTTCTGCAGAACGCTGCGTTCGGGCAGGATGAACTCGATGTTCGCTTCGCACGCGTACGCCACGGACGGGGCCGGTTGAATACCGGTGCCGGTCGATGGCGACGTAATGTCCAGCGTCGGGACACGGATCTTCGCGGTCAGCCGATAGGCACGCGAACCCTTCAAAGGATCGCGCAGCTTAAAGGTGATAACCGGGTAACCGACAGCAATGCCGGTCGCGCGGTCGGTCCAGATGGCAACACCGGTGGTGTCGTGACTGGTGACTGGGGCGAAGGTGTGAGCAACGGGGGTCGTCTGACCATCGTTGAGCACGATATTGGCAATTTGTGCCATGTGTTTACCTCTTAGAGAGTTGTCGAAGGAGGGCAAAAGCCGAAGCAACGTGCGAAGTAGAAACGGGGTTCTTGAAACGAGGAGCCGGAACCTGGGGGAATGAACCCATCAGAGTCCGAGTCATCGTGACAGTGGTACCTTCGTAACTGTAAGCACGAGAGCGATAGTTAATGCCCGACGAGATATCCGTGTTCCATAAAGCCTTAGACTCAAGTTTAGTCAAGACGGAGATGAATCCGCTTTGGAAGGTGAGACCATAAGTCGCATCTAACGCAGCGAGGTAATTCCCGACAGGAAGAAACCAGTCGAAGACAAACGAATACGGAATGACCTCCCAGACCAAGAGAGCTGGGTTAGTTATACCCAGAGTTCGAAGGTCTGAAACGAGGGGCAGCGACTTAGAATAGCGCACTTTCGCAAGTACGCTAATCTGGCCCTTCGCGGATTTGATTTGAACATCGGATCCGCGATAGCCCGACGGGAGGGAAACGTTAGTACGTTGTCTCACGTCGAAGCGCTGGGTCGAACGACCAGAAGCAACGAAAAATAAGGTGTTAGGGTTCTCACCAGCAAGGTTTACCTTAGCTAAGCGAGTCGCCGCACCGTAAGTGTCGTCCAACAACGGTTTCCAGCCGTATTGGAGCGAGAGCCAGCCATTAGCAATAGCCCCCTCCGCGTCGGCAACGAATTGCTTATTAAAGCGTCGCTGTCCACGTTTAGGGGGGTTTATGCCAAGAGCTTTAGCAGCAGCTCCGTAATTTCCACGCCGAAGGCCGGAAATTACACCAGCAATAGACTTAGCCGCATCTCCAATGGTGCGCGCAGTTTCACGGCGCTCGGCAAAAGCCTGAGCGACGTTAATGTCGCTATCACGGAGGTTGGACAAAAGCTTATTGATGGCTTTATCACGTACTCGAGCTTCATCGACATCACCCGGTAAACCTAAACCGAGCAATGAGATGACGTTCGTCTCGAAATTTGTGTAGTCATCAATGACGTCTAGACCCTGAGGGGTCTGGTTGGCAGAGAAAACTCGCAAATAACCGTATGAAGCGTTCGTTTGGAACGACGAGGCATACGACAAGGGGGCGACGTAGTTCGGACGCCGAGGGCTGTTAAACCCAGGGGTGGTTCGATACTGCCGCTTACCCGAGTTAGAGATGATAGATCCGTCATCTATTCTGCTATAAGCAAAGTAGCCTTGACGGGGACCGGTGCGCACCCAATAGAACTTATCTGTAAAAGTCGACATTCTGTTCGACCAATTCGGAACTTGAGCCATAGGGAGTCACCTTAACACGTACGTGGTTGTTGTAACCCGCTTATACTCTAAGAGCAAAGTGGGGGGGAGGTATCATCGAAAGAT